ATTCTTGGAGTATTCCTGTGAATGTGCCGTCGGTTGTGTTGTATCCGAGGAGGTTTTCTGCTGTGAGTTTGGTTCTTTGGATGTCTACGATGTGATACAGGTTGTGTTCTGGTTGGTATAGCATCCAGATGAGTCCCCAGAATTGGGTTGGGGATGGGTCAATGCTGATGATGGAGATAACTGGGGCGCGTAATCCTGGTGGGATGTGTTCTGGTAGACGTTCGTTGTCTATGCACCCTGAGTAGAGTACGCCGTCTTGTCCTAGTCCCCCAGTAATCCACGTTCTATCAACAAGATAGGTTTCATCTGCGAGGTCTTCTTGTTGGTAGATGACACGGAACCGTTCATTGTTTGAAGAACGGAGATACGAGAGGTCTTTCCACGAAAGCCTTTTGGGGTCAAGTAGCGGTCCATCAGGGTAAGCAGGCGAGTCAAGACGCCTGGACTTAGGACCAGTATCCAGGTCTTCGTAGTACGCCTTGTAAATAATATGCTTATATTTTTGTTTCTTGGTGGGTTCGGGTTTCTCAAGCACATTGGAAGTTGTGACATCTTCGCCATCATAATCGTCCTCGTCTAAGTCATACGTTACTTTATTAAGACAGTGAGCATACAAGTCGCCTGAGCCGAGTCTTTGTCCGACTACTACGAGCGTTCCGCCTGGGTCTACGCGTGCTTCTGCCATTGAGTCCCAGCGTTCTAGGAGTTTGTCACGGGCTGTGGATTCGCGTGCGTTTTCGGTGGAGGCTACGTCGTCAAAGAGGCAGAGGTCTGCACGGTGTCCAATGAATTCTGCGTCGATACCATATGCACGTACGGTTGGTTCTTTGTTGTCTAGTCCGTTGCCGTCTAGTTGTTCTACGATGAATTCTTCAGCACGCCATAGCGCACCTTTGTCAGCGGGTTTGAATCGCCCGTAGTCTATGGAGAGGCATCCTTGTGCGTCTTGGGCTAACCCTTTTTTGGCTAGTTCTGTGTCAGCAAGCATAGGGTTGGGGCGTTCTAGGGTTTCGCGAATTCGGCGGCTGTACATCTTGGCTAGGTTTTGGTTGGCGGAACCAATCAGTACACGAATGGCACGATTCTTCACGATTGCCCATACGGCAACATCGTGGAACAGGGTTGACTTACCTGCTCCTGGTGGCACATTCAAACAGATGAATTCTTTTTCTTCACTGTCTAAAGACTTAACTATTTCTAGTGCGGCTTCTACTTGCCATGGTGCTGAGACTCGTCCTAGATAGTGCTCTCTAAAGAATTGGAAGTCGTCTAAACCTCTGCGTGCTTCTGGGGTGAGACGGTCTAACGGTATGGCTGGTGGTAGGTCTGCTGCTTCAGCAAGGTCCATTGCGTCTTCCCATTGGACGCCACCTTGTCGACGGGTATGTTTGGTGAGTTCGATTGCTGCGACATCGGCGTTTGCTTTGGCTACTTTAGATTTCTTTATCCAGTTGTAACCTGTGTTGGGGTGTACACCTGCGATGCGGCATGCGTCTAGGGTTGTGTGTCCTGAGTGGATTGCTTGCCAGAAACGTGCTTTGTCGTTTGCTGGAACTTTACGAATTCCCTGTGCCATTTGTATTTTGCAGGTTAGCAGATGTTTGCATTTTGTTTTGGTGTGTGTATACTTGGCGACACAACTGGCAAGACTCATGGCTGTACACCTGTTGCAAGGTGCGGGGCGTAAACAGGGGAACCTGGGTTGATACCTATTCTTTGAAATAGGTAAGCAGCGTGATGAACGTCATCTCATCGAATAAAGGTGTCGGCTGAAATTAGCCACGGCGACCTTCCGCGGGGGCGGGAACTGTGGGGGAGGCACTCTTATGCTGTTTCGACTGTGTTGCCAACGGCAGTGAAACCATCTAGCGCGCCCGTTGGGCTTGCTCGCAAAGAAGGAGAAGCAATGTTGCTAACGTCTGACACCCTCGTTCAGTGCTTCTTTTTTTTCTGTTTTTTTCTTTCCACAAATGGCGCCGTTGTATAACACTTGCCAACAGAAACAACAACCAAACCCACACACATATCCACAACCAGTGGACAACCAGTCGCACCAAATTTGGCTCTAACAAATGTGCATGTATACAGAACGCATATATCTACCGTGGCGCTAGTCAAGCCTCGGCATAGCCCCAGTCGGTGATATATCAACACAGCAGGGCGAACACATGTTCTCATATATCAGGGCATGACCGACACCAAACACACGTTCGCTTGCAGATACCCCTACCGAAGTGCTTGCAAAAGTTAGCAGGGCGCTTGCAGTAGTTAGCAGACAGGGTCGCCTATGTTACCGAGCAGTAACTTACCAATGGGTAACTTGTTGTAGACCGAACACTTGTTCGCAGGTTTTTCTTCGGTGATATATAACGGATATATCAAAAGTATATTGCCCACGATTGTATGGCTCGCCTTTTCATGTGTCATACTGATGGGGTAGGGCACAAGCCTTACGACAGACACCGAAAAGGGGAATACATGAACACTGCAACATTCACCGCCGAGGCTGGCGAGGGCACACTTGCTCCCGTCATCTCGGCACTACATGACGTATATGACGACCTCGCCATTCACGTGCGGAGCGTCACAAGGGGCGCCGTAGTGCTCCCGCCTGTCGTCTTCATCTCGCAACGAGATGCCCGCGCTTGGGGACATATCACGACCCGCCCAACTTGGGCGACACCATACGAGGCAATAGACGAGGACTACGCTTACGCGCCTTTTGCAGTTGCGATGGGGCTCGGCACCGAGACGAAGTACCTCGGCAAGTATGAAATCATGGTAAGCGCCGAGAACCTCGCCCGAGGCGGGCGCGAAGTGTTCGGGACAGTTGCCCACGAGGTAGCCCACGCGATAAACATCGTTCGCGGGGTTCAAGACGTGGACATAAACGGGCGTCACAATAAAAAATTCAAGACTACCGCGGAGTACTTCTTCGGGCTCCTAATTGAAGAATACGCTCCTAACCATTGGGCGGGCTGGACGAAGACAACAGTGACCCGCGAGTGTGCGGAGCAGTGGAGCGCCCAGATAGAAAAAATATCGGAGAGTATCCGCGTTGCCTCGGGTTACGGACGTAAGACAGGGACGAGCACGGGCACGGGCGGGGGCTTCGTTATCGGCGGGGGCGACACCTCACGCGGACGCGACAAGAACGGTCTGAAGGCGGTCTGTTCTTGTGGCTCCATCATGCGAGCCTCGCGCAAGGTGTACGACAAGGGCGTCTTGTGCCTCGGGTGTGAGACACCATTCATTCCAGTGTCGTAAGACAGGAGCAAGCGGGGCGGGAGCGCACAGGCGCCACGGGGAGCGAGACCCCACCCGCCCGCGAGGGGTGAACCCTTACACAAAGAAAAGCGGGTGCATGACTTGCGCCAGCCTTCCAAGTGTGATACAAATACATGTAAGCAAATACACCAACAAACAAGGGGAAAACATGCAAACAATACCGAGAAGCAGTTTCGTGAGGAGCAGTCACCGCGTGACACTCCGCGCGAAGTACCTACCAAATAGCGGACGAATTACAGTCGCCCGCTACGAGGGCAACACATACGGCAAGGACCCGCAACGAATTACAGTAGCCCGCAACTACGCGCTAGACATGCCCGAGCAGTACGAGCAAGCGATACTGGAATACCTACGCCGTGCCAACTGGGGCGGACACTGGATTGTCTCAACGATTACAGACGGGGCAGTAGCAGTATGTGCGGGGGATTACTCAGCATGATACGCGAGATGTTATGGACTGGGCTCGGCGCCCTTGTCATGTTGTCGCCCTTCATCATCGGGGCAATGCTCCAACGGTGGAACGATAACCGCCCGAGGTACAGCACCCGCGAACTGGTGGACATGCAAAGAAACAAAATCAACAACTACTGGTGGAACAAGTAAGGACGTAAGACATGAACGAAATCTACGCAATAGAGACAGAGACACATAGCGACACAACTACCACGCACTATGTGCCCTACGGTAAGCAACTAGAGGGCAGACAGGGCAGGTGGACAGCATCGTGCGGGCGATACGTACGGGGCGAAGTGTGGAGCGCTGGCTCGGTGGACGGGGTGAGGTGTAAGAACTGCATCAAGCGTCAAGCCGAACTGGAAAGACTGGAAGCACAAAGACTGGAGCGAGTAGCGAAGAAGGCGGGCAACAAGTGAACGCCAAGCAATACGCAAGGACGGCAACTGAACTGTCAAGAATGACAGTCGGTAAATTATGGCAACACTACGCCGAACTAAGCGAGCAGTCTTTAGGCGCTACGTTGGAGCGCAGGTGCATGACGCTTGCCGAGTTGGAGAAACGCGGAGTGCGCGGGCTACTCGTTGAAGGGAGCAAGTAGTCAGGACGTAAGACAGTAACCCCTAGCGCCTCGGGCGTACCGTTCAATCGGAACTAGGGACAAGGCAACACCGCCGAAGCAATAACCGAAGAAGGGACAACATGAATACCGAAATGAAAGAGTACTGGTGGGACGTAGAGGAAGCGTTAGAAAATGCTCACCTCATCGCGTTTGACGGGTGTCACAAAATCTATGTCGCGATGGACGAGATAGAAGCCGAGTGGTTCCGCAATAACTACAATCCCGCAGTGTGCGAGACATCGCGCACGTACGAAGGGACTGAGTGGCAAATGCTGGCGGTGCTCCGCGAGTGGTGGGACAAGTCATGCTCGCTCAAATTTATCCACGCAGTTGAACACAACGAGGAAGACCCGAACGCTGGGTATACCAACCTAATCCCGCAAGGCGCGGAATACAGCACCGAAGACGAGGACGAAGACGAGGACATGTATGTTTAATGCAGGACGTAAGACAGGAGAAACAAAATGAAAACGGCAATCCGAATTACTACAGCGGGAGAAGTAACCACGCTGGACATCAGCACCGAACCACTGGCGACACTACAGCAGGGCGTCGGCGGGCTGGTGCAAGCAGTAGACCTAAGCCAACGTCTGACCATGTGGTTGAACGAAGAGGGCAAGGTCTTAGGACAGGCACACAATCCATACGGGCAGTTCTTCTGGGACAAATTGTTCGGAGTTCACACCGACTACATCGTGGGCGACATCGTCATCTCGGGCGGGACAGACGAAGACGGCAACACACTGGGGCTCACCGAACAGCAGGTTGAATGGGTCATGTACTTTGTAAACCGAGTGCGCGAATTTGTGGAGCCAAGCATAAAAGTCCTGTCATAAGGCAGGCAGGGTGAATGGCATACCTCGCGGTTCAAGTCCGCGACACCCACGATGTAAAGATAAAAAACAATACTTGACATCACATAGTATTTGTACTACGGTAAAACATAACAACAACAAAGGGAGAACGAAGTGGGATTAGACCAATATCTATACGCAAATAAAAATATCGGGAGCGCCGAGTGGCGAGGCGATGAGGAGCGAGAACAGTTCGCACAAATCGTCAGCACCATGAACGCGCATGACATGGTTGAGGGCGAGGACATACCAAGCATGAACCTCGCGGTCAAGGTTGGTTGCTGGAGAAAGGCTAATCAAATTCACGGCTGGTTCGTACGCAACGTGCAAGATGGCGAAGATGAATGCCGTGAGTATGACGTGAGCCGAGGCAAGTTGCAGGAACTCTTGACCCTATGTCAGACAGTCAAGCAAGACCCAAGCAAGGCAGAGAAACTGCTCTCACCAACTGCGGGGTTCTTCTTCGGGTCGGGAGAGATTGACGAATGGTACTGGCATGACATTGACTACACGATTGAGTTGCTATCTCGCGTACTTAAGACAGTAAGCGAAGACTGGCACTTGACTTATCAGGCGAGTTGGTGATTGCCATGACCAACCAAGAATTACTACGGCACGCATACGAACACGGCGACATCGTGACCATCATCACGGACTGGACTGTGTACGAGGACTGCTGTATCACAGCGATAGACGATGAGACAGTGGAGTTCACCGCCGTGCACCCAATGAAAGGTCACGAGTATGACTTCGCATTTCAGTATTCAAGTATTAAGACAGTAGAAAACATAACCAACAACGAAGGAGCACAGCGATGAACACAAAGACGTGGACAGTATGGGCGGGTGGCGGAGAAGTCACCGACCACACCGTCACACTTGAAGAAGCACGACAGATAGCAGAACACTGGTTAGAAAAAGGTTATGACGATACATACATTGACAACATCACATGGGAAGACATCAACGAAGGAGAACAGCAATGAAAAAAATACATGACCAATGGGACGAATTCAAGATGACCGACTGGTCTACCATGAGCACGGGACAGCAACGTCTATCCATAATCAAGTGGCGACTACTGGGTAAAACATTCAGCGAGAAGTGTCACTACTGCGACAAGCCACTGGGGACAGAAGACTTCCACGATGAGCACAACTTATTCCCAATCGGAAACAACGAGGACAACACGGACAGGACTTACGACTGGGATAAAAGTCTGTGCGATGTTTGTTATGACGAACACTGCACCGACTACGACATACAACCACTAAGCACCAACGCTTATATAACCGAAGAACACATCGCACGATACAACAAGGAGAACAGCAATGACTAAGGAAACTATCCGAGCAGAAATTATCCGAGGGTTTGAGGACTTACGTTTCTTACTAAGTGAGGGCGTAAGACAGGGAGAACTACGCCCAATGCAAACATTCGGAATGTTAGAGCAACTAAACCAAGCCCAGTTTCTTATTGAGCAGGGCATGAAAGACAAGGAGACAGCACAGTGAGCATCATTGAGCAAACAATTAGAAGGGAACTAGCCGAGGCAGGTTTTCCCGAACCTAAAAATAAAAAAGAATTGAACAGGTTATATCAACAAATGCTCATGGTTCGCTATGAGAATTCCAAGAAGGAGACAGCGTAATGAAAGTATATGACCTAACTCAAAAGATAGAACGACAGCACTACTACATCGTGACTTACGACAGCAGTACCAAGACGTGGTATCACGACATTGAAAGCGAGGAAGGTTTCTTCCCATACGGAACTATCTACAACGAAAGTTATGACCATTGGGAAAGCGACTACAGGGGTGACGGGGAGTACATCGCAGGCACGGACGAACTTGCCAAACAATTCACTGACGCAATGCAGGTACTCAACAGCGCACGAATGACAGAGGAACAGCAGAGTTGGATTGAAGCGAAAGCAAACCTACTGCATGACCCAATCAACTGGCTGACGTACACACTGGGACAGCACCTCACGCAACGTCAGATAGACGAAGTGATTGCCGAACTGACAGACGCGGTATCGGAATGAGAACCACACGCGAAATGTTAGAAGACTGGGTGAACCATCACATCACCAACGAACCAACAGCACGCGAGGTAGTAGAGATACTGCGACAGCGTTGGGGTTGGACAGTTCTAATCAACGACTGGCTACAGTACGAGGAGCAGGCTAATGAGAATGCGTAACTGGATACTCAACCGTCCGAGCGTAGACATCGCACTCACCTTGTATCGCAGGGTCAAGCCTTACGACAGGAAGAACCACCCAACAACACAGCCCTTGCCAACCTACACGTGGGTGGTCAAGCGTTGCGGCAAGCACCCGTCTATAGATAAATACTGGACAGGCAGGGACGTTGCCACCGCGAAGACAACAGACAACTGTTGGTCATTAGACAAGGCACGAGCAAGGCGCTTTCAGTCCGAGCAGTCAGCCAAGCATTGTGCCATGAACAGTGACGCATGTGACGGGTGGAAGTTGTACTACACCCAAGTCTGATAGTATTACAGTCCGAGTAGCCTTGCTCCCACGGTTTCCCCTTCCTGTGGTAGAGCAGGGCTACTTTTTATTGTCACCCAAAGCATCGCGCTGACGTGGAGTCTTGCCACCGAACACCCCGTACCTGCGAATGTCATTCGTCTCCGCCTGCATAGCAAGAGTCAAGCACTCACGGCGCACCGAGCACAGCCCGCACACCTTCACCGCCTCATCAAACACACCGCGATGGTTCAACCCAGCAGGTATATCAGGGAAAAATATCTTGGCGTCCATACCTTTGCATCGCGCACGGTCATACCAACCCAACTCTAACTCTCTCACTTGCGCCCCTTAGTTTTCTTTGTAGTACCAACGAATAGTTTTCTTGCCTTATGACAGAGACATTCACAGCCCTCTATCTCAAAGTCTGTCCATACTTGCACCGCTTTGCTGACTGTCCCGCAATGGTCACAGATACCCATATGCCCGCACGGGTGGACACAGTTACCATTCGGGAAGTCATCAGTCGTCATCATCTTCTTCAGGTTTACCACACACGAGGGGTGTTCTCCCAATCGGGAAGTCACACGGACATGGTTTACGTTCGCCCTTGACTACCATCAGTAAGCCGTCTCATCAAAATGTTCCTGAAGTTTCGCGTTCACCATAGCAAGGCAACCAATGTAGCCTGCCGTATCCACGACAGTGTCATGCGCCCATCTGCCTTCACTCATTGCTGTCCTAAGACGTGAGAGTTTGACTGACACCATGAACAAGATTGCTTGCTCTACGGTGAGCGACACCCCCGTCATGGCTTGGAAGATGTCGCGGGTTTGTGTGTAATCCTCTAACGGGTGGGCGTAAGCGTTATGCCTGTCCCCTGTTATCAGATTGTGCGCTTCAAGTAGGACGTCAGCGCCCTTTGTCGTAGGTGTCATGGTACGGGTTTCTCCAAATAACTGATGGGCAATTTGCTTCAATTGCTTCTTTCTGTTCTGTACTTTCATAGCAACGCATCACATAAACGCAAGGGTCAGAGCCGTCCATGTACTCTGCGTCTTCGGTAATCGTCATCGGTATCCCGTCATGGGTGGAGCAGACAGGTGGGGTGGTGAACCCTGCCCTAAGACCAATCTCTAACCATTGGTCAAAGGACAGTTTCATAATGTCCACTAGAAAGATTCTTCTTCAAGGAACGATGGCGCTCCAAACTTCTGTGTCACCTGCTTCAGTACCTGTTCGCTCTTGTCTGCGAACACGTTGTTGAAACGCATGGTCAATCCGATTTCGTCAGCCAAAATCTTGGTAGTCCACACCTTCACGCCTTCTTTGTTTTCGTATGACGAG